ACAGAGGCTGATAAAGTTGATTCAAACTTCGCAGCTATGTATTACCCGTGGGTTAAAGTACCTGATTCACAAATTGCTGGAACTCAAAGATGGGTACCGCCATCAGTTGTATTGGGTGGAATTTATGCATTCAATGATAAAGTTGCACACCCGTGGTTCGCTCCAGCTGGATTGAATCGTGGTGGAATCACAACAGCAATACAAGCTCAAAGAAAACTGACTCAAGGTGAGAGAGATACGTTGTATGATTCAAATGTTAATCCAATTGCTACATTTCCTGGACAAGGGGTGACTGTGTTTGGACAAAAAACATTACAGAAAAAATCAAGTGCATTGGATAGAATCAATGTAAGACGACTATTAATCAGAGTTAAGAAGTTTATCGCAAGTTCTTCAAGATTCTTAGTATTTGAACAAAACACAAATGCTACAAGACAAAGATTCTTGAACATTGTGAATCCTTTCTTAGATACTGTGCAATCTCAAAGTGGATTAAATGCATTTAGAGTGGTGATGGATGGAACGAATAATACACCAGATACAATTGATAGAAATCAATTAGTTGGACAATTATTCTTACAACCTACAAGAACTGCTGAGTTTATTGTATTAGACTTTACAATACAACCAACTGGTGCTTCTTTTCCAGAGTAATAGTTAGTCAAAATAACTAAAGAAAAGGGATTTATTTAAATATAAATCCCTTTTTTTTATAAATTTAGATATTTATATATGAAGAATTAAATGTAACAAATTTACATATTAGGAGAAATTTAATGGCAGTAGGAGAATTATTAGAACCACAAGATATTATGTTCACTAATTTTGAACCTAAATTAAAAAATAGGTTTATTATGAACATAGATGGTATAAACGCATATTTAGTTAAAACAATGAGTCGACCAACATTGGAATCTGAAGAAGTAGCGTTAGACCATATGAATGTAACACGATATGTCAAAGGAAAATCAAAGTGGTCTACTATTGATATTACATTATATGACCCAATTGTTCCATCAGGCGCACAACAAGTGATTGAGTGGATTAGACTACATCACGAATCAGTAACTGGTAGAGATGGATACTCTGACTTTTATAAGAAAAATATTTCATTTAATTTAGTTGGACCAGTTGGTGACATTGTAGAAGAGTGGGAATTAATTGGTGCTTACATAGCGAGTGCTAATTTTGGTGAATTAGACTTTACCGCTAGTGAACCAGTTGATATTACTCTTACATTAAGATTTGATTACGCTGTACTTAAATTCTAATAAAATACTTAAAATGAACTAATGGAAAAACCCTTGAATAAAAATCGAGGGTTTTTTTATTTTATATATATTTATATATGGAGATGTTATTATGAAAACAACATTTGACGAAATAATAGAAAAAGTTTTAGAACATGAAGGTGGTTATGTGAATGACCCGGATGATGCTGGTGGTGAAACCAAATATGGAATCGCTAAAAGATGGTATCCTAATGTGGACATTAAAAATCTTACCAAAG